TGGTAGCTACGGATACGTCTCTAGGTGGTACGTATTACCGAGAATTTTTAACTGAGTCGTCCGTAATCACGGACACACTTGGGGGCGGGGCCATTTACCAGTTGAGCCGTGCTGAGACATCGGCCTTGGCTGAGACAAATGGTGGCCGGTTTCTGTGGGAAATTATTGATGACACACAGAACGGAAACTGGCAAAATATCAATAATCCGCAAACGCCGGGCTGGTCGGTTATTGATAATACGAATTCGCCCGGCTGGACACAAATTGCTACGCAGTAGGAGCATTAAATGGCAAGCACGAACCTAATTGGCCTTCTTCTCCCGGCAACAGGCACGCTGTCCGGTCAGTGGGGCGGCGCCGTTAATAACGCTATCTCTCAGATCGTTGACGCTGCCGTTGCGGGCACACAAACAATTTCTACCGACGCGGACATTACGCTGACCGTTACCGAAGGGGCTTACGACAGTACCGGCTTGACAAGCACGAGTGCCCAGTACGCAATCATTCGCTGGACGGCTAACGGTACCACTACCCGCTACATCACGGCTCCGGCTCAGTCTAAGACCTACGTGGTCATTAACGACACCGCTGGATCGCAGAGCATTGTTATTCGCGGAGCGGGCCCAACGACAGGTGTTACCATCCCAGCAGCAGGCCGAGCAATTGTGGCTTGGACGGGATCAGACTTTGAGTCTGTTGGTGGTGGTTCAGCGGCTGGCTCGGACACTGAAGTCCAGTTTAATAACGCTGGGGCTTTTGGTGCATCCGCTAATTTGACATGGGATGGCACGACCCTTACCTCTACAGGCTTTGGTGGCCCGTTAAACGGTACGGTGGGCGCAACTACCCCGACAACTGGTGCGTTCACGACGGTTACGACTACCAGTGCAATTGAGGTACAGTATGGCGGCACAGGCGCAACCAGTCTGACAGCTAACAATGTTTTGCTGGGTAACGGCACTTCCGCAGTACAGGAAGTTGCCCCCGGCACGTCTGGTAACGTCTTGGTGTCTAATGGTACAACATGGACATCAGCCGCCCCCGCAGCTTCTGGCGTATCCCAAGCCAAAGCGACAATGATCTCAATGATTTTCGGATTCTAAGGAGCTATAAATGGCTAACCCAAACTTACTCGCCGCTACAACGGCTTCCGGTACAACAACATATCTGACACCCGGCGTTACGACATCGGTTGTTCTAGTCCCGAACGCGGCATCAAGCGGTCAGGTCTTTAAGATCAACAATATCGTAGCTGCTAACGTTGACGGGACAAACGCGGTTGACGCAACCGTGGCTATCTACACCAATGGCGGCGTCGCCCAAGGCTCGGCTCCCTCTGGTGGCACGGCATACCCCATCGTGTCAACGGTGTCTGTTCCTGCTGATGCGACGTTGATCGTAGCTGATAAAACTACAGCGTTGTATTTGATGGAAGACAGCTCAATTGTGGTTACCTCTGGAACGGCTAGCGGCATTACTTATTCGATTAGTTATGAGGTAATTTCCTAGTTTTATGACTGACGTGGCGCATTTGTACAAGATCACAAATACTGTGAATGACATGGTTTATATTGGTGTAACCAAATATCCAAAGCATCGAATGAATGCCCACGCTTGTTTTAAAACACCGACTAAATCCATTATTAAAAATGCCATACAAAAATATGGGCGAGATAAATTTACGTTTCAAGTCTTGCTGACCTCAACGCAAGATTACTGTTACGAAATGGAGCGCAAAGCTATTGAGGCATACGGAACCTTAAAACCGAATGGCTACAACATTTGCACTGGCGGGGTTGGCGCCACCGGTATTTATGGTGAAAAAAATGGTATGTTTGGCCGTAAGCACTCTCCTGAAACACTGGAAAAAATGCGCCAAATCAAGTTGGGTAAAGCAGTTTCTGCTGAAACAAAAGAAAAAATGCGTGTTGCTCATTTGGGTAAAAAAAGAACCGACGAACAACGCAAAAAGGATCAGGCCGTTAAAAAGCTAATGTGGCAAGACCCCGCCTATAAAGCTAAAATGCAAGCTGCTGGTTTTGGGGTTGGCTGCAAAAAGGATCAGGTGAAATAGATGTCAATGCGCAACCCTAACGGGTTTATTCGACCCGGTTATGACCCACTTCAAGTAGCCGATGCCCCGACGGCGGTCACTCCGACTCCGGGCAATACCGTCGCGTCCATTGACTTTACCGCTCCCACTGATGTCGGTGGTGCGGCGGTGTCCGAATACTACGCAGTAGTAAATCCCGGCAATATCACGGCAACGAGCGTTACGCCTCCTGTTGCTGTTAGTGGGCTAACTAACGGGACGGAATACACCACAAAGGTGTGGGCAAATAATAGCTATGGTCCAAGTCCGTACAGCGCAGAGAGTAGTGGCTTTACCCCAACGCCCCCATACGTTGAAGATGTCTTCAGCACCTATCTATACACCGGCAATTCTACTGCAAGGGATATACAGAACGACATTAACCTTTCTGGTGAAGGTGGGATGGTATGGATAAAGTGGCGATCAGGCGGGCAAGGATACGGCAATCACGAACTATATGACACTAATCGTGGAGCAACAAAGGCTATTGAAAGCTCATCAGCAAACGGTGAAACAACGAGATCAAGCGGTTTAACAGCGTTTAATAGTGACGGATTCTCTCTTGACACTTCTGCTTACGAAAACGGCGGTGGAAATTTTGCCTCATGGACCTTCCGCAAGGCGGAGAAGTTCTTCGACGTTGTGACGTACACTGGCAATGATGTTAGTGGGCGAGGTATTTCCCATAATCTCGGCTCTGTTCCCGGTTTTATAATGATAAAAAACTTAAGTGGGCCCTATGCAGATTCGTCAAATTGGGCTGTTTACCATCGTTCTTTACCCGCAGGGCAGGACTTAGAGCTTAACACTACAAATTCAGCGGCTAATAGAAATAAGTACCGTACAACAGCTCCGACAAGCACTACTTTTTACGTTAGCGATGATCGCGCTGTTAATAATTCTCAAAACACCTACGTAGCCTACGTCTTCGCACACGACGCAGGTGGTTTTGGAGACGATGAAAATATTATTAGCTGTGGGAGTCTTACGACTGATGGGAGTGGCGTTTCAACAGTTAACCTTGGGTATGAGCCGCAGTGGGTTTTACTCAAATCATATGCAGGGACAAACCCTACATCTCAGTGGCTTATGTTGGACAATATGCGCGGATGGACAAATCCTGCAAACAATGCTCGACTATTTGCAAACCTAAACAATGCAGAAACATCTGGTGATGGGCAAGCATACCCAACAGCAACTGGATTTGGTTCCGCTTCGGGGGCTTTGTCAGCAAATTCATCTTACATCTACATAGCCATCCGCCGTGGACCGATGAAGACTCCTGAGTCTGGGACTGAGGTGTTTGCTCCTGTTGCAAGAAACGGTACGGGTGTTCAGGCTAATATACAGTCAGGCTTTGCTGTTGATTTAATAATTAACAAGTCAAGAAACACCGTTGGTCCCGGAACACCATATGTGTTTGATAGATTGCGTGGCAAAAACCTATACATAGCCACAGATATTGCTACCTATGGTGCGGCAGAAGGGTCTGACTCAACGTCTGTAATTGGCTTTGATGTCATGAATGGGGTAACTGTTGGAGATGGTTCAGCGGCAGGACGAGTTAATTACGCATACGGTTCAACCTTTGTTGATTGGTACTTCCGCCGTGCCCCCGGTTTCTTTGATGTGGTGTGCCCTAACGGAGATTCTTCTGGCAATTTGTCGTTCACACATAACCTAGGCGTGTCTCCTGAGTTTGTAATTTTAAAAAGCAGAACAGGAACTTTTAGTTGGTATGTTTATTGCTCTGCGCTGTCTCAGCCCACAAAAACATATGGGCTATTGGACTCCGCGTTTGCACTAACTCCTACGGCTAGTACTTACTTTTCAGCAACTTCTACGACATTCCAAACATTTACTGGTGGATGGGTTGCAAATAACGGGGCAAGCGTAGCCTACCTCTTTGCCACACTAGCAGGCGTATCCAAAGTTGGTTCTTATACCGGCACAGGCGCTGACCTAAACGTAGACTGCGGCTTTAGCTCTGGTGCAAGGTTTATCCTAATCAAGCGTACTGACTCTACTGGTGATTGGTATGTGTGGGATAGTGCAAGAGGCATCACGGCTGGTAACGACCCGTATGTGTTAATGAACAGTTTCGTCGCTGAAGTGACCAGTACTGACTACATTGACACGCTGGCATCAGGCTTCACAGTAACATCATCAGCCTCAAGCACAGTGAACGTAAACACGGGCTCTTACATCTTCTTGGCAATTGCTTAAAGGAAACTATTATGGAAATTAGAGTACGAAGCACCGGCGCAGTTATGTATGAGTCCGAGTGGAAGGCATACATGAAGCAAACGACCGGCAAGAACTTTGGTCGGTTGGACGAAGCCACGTTGGACACCTACGGTTCTGACATTGTTTTTGAAGGCCCACAAGCCACAGGCGGCACGGTCTATCAGTACAGCCAACGCTCAGGCGTCGAGCAGATCGACGGCAAGTGGTACAGCAGGTACATCCTCGGCCCTGTCTTTACGGATACTACT